TACTTCTTCTGCCCGCATGTAGCATACCCAAAGTACTGTGACAAATCCCAAAGTGAAAATTGTTTCTTGGTCAACTACGTAGTGTCTCTCGGCCCAATCAATAGTTTGATTGAGATAATAGTTTAAATCTTCCAGACGATTTTCCATCTGTGCTATCCAATATTGAGTGTCATTCCTAGTCCAATATTTTGTCATACTCTGAAACTTTCACCACATCCGCAACGATCACGTTCATTTGGATTGCGAAACTCGAAACCTTCATTCAGCCCGTTTCGAACCCAATCCACTTCCACACCTTGGATATACGCAAGACTTTTTGGATCAACAAATAACTTGCATCCCTGGCTTTCAAAACATTGATCGTCTGTAGTTAGACTATCTACATATTCCAACACATAGGCAAGGCCACTGCATCCTGTAGTTTTTACACCTAGTCGGATGCCCACACCTCGTCCACGTTTAGTCAACTGCTGTTTTATTTTTTTAGCCGCTGTGTCGGTTACGGTAATCATTTACGGCTGCTTTGATGGCATCTTCAGCCAATATTGAACAATGTATCTTAACTGGCGGTAGGGCTAGTTCTTCGGCGATTTCGGAGTTTTTAATTGCTCCGGCTTGGTCAAGTGTTTTTCCTTTGACCCATTCCGTAATGAGGCTTGAACTCGCGATAGCCGATCCGCAGCCATACGTTTTAAATTTTGCATCTGTAATAATACCTGTATCATGATCAACCTTTATCTGTAGTTTCATTACGTCGCCGCAAGCAGGTGCGCCAACCATACCAGTACCAACACTAGGATCACTCTTGTCAAAAGATCCGACATTCCTGGGATTTTCATAGTGGTCTACAACCTTATCTGAGTATGCCATTATTGTGTACAAGTCCTTTCACGATAGACTTGTCCATCGGAATTTTGTATTTCTTTCCACTCAGTACAAACTGTTTGACGTTGTATGATTACTGACTGCGGTGGTTGTACTATTATAGGAGACTGTTGATTCTCTCTAGCAATTACTGCACCTGCGATTCCGCCAATGACCAACGGTGCTACCCAGTAACCAAAGCCTGGACCCGCATGACGATGGCCATGATGACGCCAGTGATGATTATGTTGAGCGAATGCTGTGGCACTGACCGTTAGTAACAGAACAGTTAAAAGTTTTTTCATATTATACCCCTTGTAAGTATATAACGTATTTACCCGGGGATTTGTTGACAGATTACTTGCCCGATGCTTCTTTACGTGCGTTTTTAGTTGCTGTTACATCGTTACGAGTTTCTTTGCACAACTTAGCCAAGTCTTGGCAAGCCTTGCGAACACGGGTGCCGGCAGCGCCAACTTCCTTGTCATAGAACTTTTCGAAGTCTGACTCCATTGCTTCTACGATTTTTGTGAACTCTTGATATTTGTTTGCTGACATAATTGTCTCCTTGTTGTTATATTAGTTATTACCAGTGACGAATTGTGTTTGCAATAATGAAGCAACACGTTATCACATGTATGATGACCCAGAAGGTCTTTAAAAACAACGCTATACGTGCTTCTCTTAAAGTAAGTATAGGTGTATCTGGACGGTCTTCGTCGGTTTGACCCATTAAATGACCTGTGGCTCTCGCCCAAACTTTCTCTAAACTGTTCATGTTAGATCAAGTTGCTTCTCCAACCAAGGCTTACAGTTGGCCCAAGTTGTAAAGATGTGTGCTACACCGCCAGCGTCTTCCCATTCTTTACAGTTACTGTGTCTATCGTCGATCAAGATGTCACCTGCATTTTTACAGTGGCGCCATTTGTCGTAACTGAATGGTCCAATAGTAACTGGTACTCCGGGGAAGTGATCATTGGCCCACATAACTTTGTCACTCACAGCCATAGGCATTGAGTAGTCGTGTGGTAATGCTGTTAGAAAGCGCAAATGATACTGTGGATTTTTTTCAATGTAGGCCTTACACATATCGACCATTTCGTGTGCGCCCTCCATCAAAGGCAAGTTACGATAGAATCGCATGTCGTCTTTGACTCGATCCCACTCTTCTTGCGGAATACGTTCGCCGTCTTTGTCCCAACGCTTCTTAAGAACTTGTTGTGCATGTGCATGCCAATCTGCAACGACATCGTCCATGTCTAAATAAATGTTCATTTGATGTATCTAATTAATCTGCAAATACAGTCGAAGATCCTGAAGTTATCGATCCAGCATCAGCCGAATCCCCAACTCGGGCAATAGGTTTACCATTGACAAACACAGTGCCTGATCCTGAATTAACAACAGCAGTATGAGTAACCGAACAACCCGTGCCAGTCAATCTGTGAACTACTGTAGGATCGCCTTGACGCTCAACACCTAATCCCTCAACAAACACATCACCCGATGGCCCTGTGAGTGTTGTAGTTCCGTCACATCCATGACCTGTAGAAATTGAATCACCGATTCTTGCTATTGCTGGCATAATATTATCCTGTTACAATACTGCCCGCTGATACAGGTTGTATACCAGTGGTTTGAAATGTATATTGATCTGCTACTTCTTTGGCTGTTTCGCCTTTGGTCATAACCAGTTGTTTGTTGATACCGTAGTTCTTATCCGGATCGGTAGTCATCATCAACGGTGCAAACGCAGGCCCCTTGGCAGTCATGGCCAACATCAAAGGTCTACCCACCACCAATTCTGACATGTCTTCACTGACATATTTTCCAATTATTTCTTCACCTGAGGTGATTTTAAGTGATATGATATCACCAACTGCAAATTTTGATTTTTCAAATAACATTAAATTTCTCCGTCTCCGTATCCTACTATATTATCACGGTCTAATAATTTTTTAAGATCATTAAATCCCCCAATGACATCGCCATTGATTACAATTTGTGGCAATGTTCTAGCAGCAGGTATGTGTTCCAACAACTCTTCTTTAGTCCAACCGTCGCCTATTTTACGCTCTTCAAAGGTAATATTTTTTTGTTGCAACAATGACTTGGCTTGATCACAATACGGGCAATGATATTTGCTCCAAACAACAACTTTCATTTAATTTCCTCTTTCAATTTCAACTAATGTTCGGGTGTCGCCTGCCAGTTGTTCAACAACTTGCTGTAGTGCAGATATATTGTCGTTGTCCATAATTGCAGTCATGTCGGCACCGTCGGGCAACAATGTGCTGATTTTAATTATTATAACTTCTTCATTTAGTTTTGCCATATTTTTCCTTATAATGCGGGTAATTCTTCGTAGTTTACACTGTCACTCATAATGCCAATAACATAGTTAGTGCTTTCGTTTTCTTGCAGTGCAGTTTGTTTCTTGCTGGTGTCCACGTGTTTATTGAACCACGGGATTGGTGTAGTCTTGGGCGCGGTGTTCCAGTATTTAATACCAACGTCTTTCAACGCTGCCACTGCTGTATAATCTACAAAGTCTTTCAGTATGTTGGCATTTAGACCAATCACCGGTCCTTTTTGGAATAGATAGTCTGCCCACGCTTTTTCTTCTTGTATAACGCCTTTGTACAATTCAATCACCTCTTGTTCGCACTCGCGAGCAGCCACTACAAATCGAGGATCTTCCTTAACCACTTGGTTGATCAAATAGGCAGTCCACCCTTTGTGTAGCAGTTCGTCTTGCAGAATCAGACTGATGATGTTGCCGTTGCCAATGAAGATCTTGTTCTCAACCATGGCCAAACTAGTAGCGAACGATACCATGAAGCGGAATGCCTCCAAAGCGTAACTGGCGTGTAGTGCCAACCAAACGGCTTTAACGTGTTCCTTCTCAGTGACTTCCATGCCAAGTTCTTTGCGGCAGTTGATAGCGTGTAACTTGTCATAGTAGTTGCCCACACTTGATGCCATGTCTACAATTTCTTTGGTATCATGGATGGTGTTAAACACATCCTTGGGCACATTATAAATGTTACGAATGATATGACTGTAACTCTTGCTGTGAATGTTAGTTTCAAAGAAACCCCAGTTGTACATCAGTGCTTCAACTTCGGGCAGACTACAAACAGGAGTGAATACCTGTGTTGGTCCACGACCTTGCAAACTATCAAGTGCTGTTTGACGTAACAAGTTGCTGGTAAAGATATGCTTGACAGCATCGCTGGCATCTTTAAAGTCATTTGCATCTTTACTAAGACTAATTTCTTCTGGTTGCCAGAAGAAGCCACGGGCTGTAGCATCGAAGTCTGCAATCTTTTTATATTTGACTTCTTCGAAGCGTTGGATAGTAACTGGCCCTGCTGGATCTAGAAACATCTTACGGCTTAGATAGTCTGTCTTTGTTGTTAAGTTGTATTGTTGTTTTGACATAGTTTTATAATTTGCATGATTCGCAATCTTCTTCGTCATCAAAGTTGATAGGCTCTAACATAGTAGGAGCATCTTCTGCAACAGCCTTGCTACCTGCCTTGTTGATTAGACTGTAGTAGAATGTTTTCAATCCCCATACGTGTGCCTGCATCAAGTTCTTGGCGATCAATGTAGTTGGCACTTTACGATCTGCCCAGTGTGCAGGATTGTAAAATGTGTTTGTTGAAATACTTTGGTCGACATAGGCGGCAAGAACTGCTGCGGTTTTTAGGTATCCAACGCAGTCCTTTTGTTCCCACATGATTTGTTATTTGTTTTTCAGTTTGGCAT